CGGAGTAAAGTTGTGTTCTGTAGTTATACTGTCTAATTTAGCACAGTAAACACCACCATTTGAACCATTCCAATGGTCATCTATTTTAATTGTAGTGTTAGCATTGAAGTTGTCTAAATTGGGCATGGGCATACGAATAAGAGGAATTAGTGCAGCACAATTTGTTTTAATAATATGTTTGTTAACCTTTGCCGCTTGTATAATACACATGTCTAATGTGCAGGGTATTAGCCGGTTTAAAAATGGTGCCATCATTAACAACCATTTTACAGTGTTTGATTCTGCTGTAAAACTTAAGTCTGCACCAAAGTAAATGTGAGTTGCACCACTATTTTCATAATGCATTATTATTTCTTCTTTGTCTGCTAAGCCAACTACAAACAGTGTTTTACATCCTTTTACAGGTGTAGCTTCTACCTCAACACCAGTAAAAAACTTTACTGCATGTTCTGTGTTGTGACTTCTCACTGGTGGCTTTTCATACAGTTTAAAATAGTTTGTTTTAGTATTGTAAAAGTAACAGGCTTGTTCGTAGTCTAGTTCTTCTTTCATTGGATCAAATGTTTTAGGATCGAATGTCATTTTGTTTCTCCATTTAGTTGTTGTCTTAAGATTACTTTTAATAATGCAGCTTCAAAGCTGATTTTACATGCTCTAGCAGTTAAGTCTGCCATTTTATGTAATTTAGCAGTCTCAGCCTTACGCAATTTGCGCCGTTGCCGTCTCAGTTGTTGTGCAGTTTCCACTGTTGTCTCCCTCTACTTATTATAGTGTTATACTAGCACTAGTCTGTTCAAATGTCAAGTGTTTTGTTGTCCGGGATAATATCCACTAGTGTTATAAGACTGAGCACTTCTGCATCACTCACACACACTGCCCAACGATACAACAGTGCAGGATGAGTTATCTTGCTTGGTTCGAATACTTTTATGTGTAAAGGACGCAAAACTTCTCCGTCAAGCTCATATGTTTCCATAGTGTTACTTATCTTGCAACATCAATGTGGTCAAGTCATAGTGAAATAGTTGGTTTATACTGCTGTCTGATTGTATAGTTACAGTTCTTTGCAGCAGTTGATTCATGCCAAGTTTAACCACAAAGTCAATGTTGTGTTCTGTTAACAAGTCTGTAACAGCAGTTACTCTACTATCATCAAAGTGTGCTACCATTTTTGCATCTAAGATCAAGTCACACTCAAACTCGAATTGCATTTTATTATCTAGTTCTAACATTTTCATTGGGTTACTCACTTGTTTGTGATGTGCTAAACGCACATCAGTTACTGCGTAAACTTCGTTTACTTGTAACAGTTTGTTTTTTTTAATTAGGATTTAAACTTGAAGTTGGTGACCTTGCAGTCATACGGAACCATACGCAGGGTTCCGTAATGCTTGAAGTTTACATTCCTCTTGCACACTTGAAACAGGTATTTTGTATTACACTCTCGCATGGACTCTAGACTTTTCCCACCTGCTCTGACATACACTTGTGTATTTGTAACCGCGTTCCTATTGTTACAATGTTTTGCGAGTATTTGTGTTTTTTGCATTACAACAATAATGCTACATTATTCTTACACTCTTATTTCAGTGCGTCATAATGTGTGTTGTGTGCTGTGTCACCAGCCTTTTGCACAGTAGAATTACTATCTGGCCTACCAACCTTGTGTGTTGTTTTTAAAATATTTTTTTAAGTTTGCCATAAGTTTTGCCTGAGTATTTTCTGCCTTTAATTTTGCCATTGTTTGGATTTGTGTTTGTTGTTTTATTTGTGAGCCTGTCTAATTGTGTTGGTGTAAGTTGCTTCAAATCACTGGTGCCATACATTAGTTTTGCCAATGTATAGAAGTTATTGTGCATCTTTGCTGATTTTAAATTTGCCATAATGTTTTTGCCTGTTTCTTATTAGTATATAGTAGATTATCAGTTTTGTCAAGCAATTTCTGATAATTAAGTATACACAGTTCCTTGTGCGGCGGGTTGTTTTGATTGCTAGACAACCCGTCTTTTTTATTATTCAATTAGTTCGTGAAACTTGCTAATTGCTGTTAACTTGTGTTTAAGTTGGTTAGTTATAATAAAATTAATCCAATACTTTTCAATATAGTTTAACATAATACTATCTGAATACTTTTTTGCATCCAGTGTGTTTATGATGTCTTCTACAAGATTGTTTTGTCTTAAAAAATCTGCGTGATAATGTGCATTAGTTGGCTTGTCTTTACGACCGGTTATATTCTTTTGTAATACACGACAATGCCATTTTTGACTTTGCGGTTTGTCGTCACCTGTTGCTGGTAATAGATTTTTGTGATGTAATTCAAGATCTTTTGAAAAGTCTTGTTGTAACAAGTCAATCTTATCATAGCACTCGCGATGATCAGCTGCTGATTGGATTACCATTTCGTGTGCTTTATCTCCGCTGCTGTTAAAAGTTGTAAATTTTCTTGTTGTAATATAATAAGTTTTCATATTATTCTTCTCCGTCATTGCCTTTTTGTCTAGCACGAATCATAGCCAGTATTTGTTCTGCTCTGTCTGGATCAGGTTTGTCAAATCCAAGAATCTGTTGCAAGTTTGTAAACTTGTTTTCTTGTTTTGCGTCTTCTAAACTGTATGTGTTGTCGTCTTTAAGTTTTTTTGTCATTGTTTTACCTTTTTGTTTGTTTTGTATAGTTATTTACACTATAGCACAAAAAACCGTGTATTTGCGGTGGTTTTTTAGCAGTTTTGCGGAATTGAAGTCAGCACTTCGTCTGTCCGCACTGTTAATCTTATTATAGCATCATATCTGTATAAGTCAAGAGAAAAAAATCCCCCAACAGAACGGGAATACTGTCGAGGGATAATAGGAGTGGTCCAACCAAAGTTCCACTCGTATATTTTACTAGTTATGTTGCTATAGCAGTTCCAAGTATAATTCTAAGCCAAGCACTGCCATCATACACAGCAAGGCACTTTGCTCCAGCATTACCGTTGCTACAGTAGGCTATTTGTCCTTCTACACCAGTTAGTGCATTTAGTTGTGCTACAGTTCTTGGTGTAAGTTCTAGTATGTTGTTTATTTTTACAACACCTGTATTTGGATTCATTGTAATGTTATTGCCACTGCTTGATTGTAGTGCATCTGGTAGTTTTGTGTTTACTATCAAACCATTACTGTCTAGTGCGGCAATGCCATCTGCAGCATCATAACTGCCTATCATTAAATTTAGTTTTTGCACAGTCAATAACAAATCTGCCCTTGCATCTGCTGGACTATCCGTTGCTGCATCTAAATTATCTGTTGTGACTGATCCTGTTGGAAATGCCATATTCTTCTCCTCTTTAACTTACATTATTGAGTTGGACATAACCTACATAAGTGCCGTTCCAATTTTCAATAACAAATAAACTTGTTTTGGTTGTATTGATTGTATAACTTGTATCTAAACCTACATAGTCTGCAGGAAATGTAACTGCTATGTCACCACTGTGTGTATTAGTAACTTTCATACTAATTCTTTGACCAATAGCCATATCCTGTGGTGGATATTGTATTTGTAATCCGCCACTTTGGCTTGCAGTAAAATCAATCCATTCACCATTGTCACCATCTGGTGTAAATCCTGTGCCACTAGTTGTGTTGTATGCAAGTCTATCAAATTCTTGTTTTTTAACTTTTACTGTGTTACTACCAAAATTAGCTCTAATAGTTAAGTCACCACCACAGTTTATAAATCCAGCACCATCTGGTGTAATTCTTACTTCGTCACCTTGCATGTCCATTGTTTGAACTGCACTGTTTGTGCCATCTTTCATGGTGTCAAATCTTAGTTTAGTGCCTCTGCCGTTTGTTCTTTGTGCTTCAGTTGTTTCACCCATAATACGAAAGTTTGCACTACTTGGCAGAGCATAGTTAGTTCCACTCCCGTCATCATCGGTTCCTGCAAACGCTTGGAAACTTAGTAATCTAGCACCTGATTTTACTGCTACTTCACTACCTGGTGTGCCACCTTGCACACGCCCCGCTATAGTCGGATTTGTAAAGTTGCCACCGCCAATTGACTTAGGAAAACTACCATTTGAATGTTCATCTAAGAACAAAAAAGCCCATCGTTCTTCTGCACCACTTATTGTAGCACTTGTAAGAGGATAGTTTGGTGATAAGAATGTTTCATCACCCATTGATATTTTTCTATCATCTGATGTGTTTGGTTTGATGTTTATTCTAGAGTTGACAATGTCAAGTTGCCCTGCACTGTCCGTTAAATCTGTGCCATTAAGATTACCGTCAAATCCTGCAGTGTTTTCTTCAACATCAAATCTATTTTGACTTGCATTATAAACTAAAATGTAGTTGTCTGTAGGACTCGCAGGAATATTGAACATATCAATTATTTCTATTTGATTTGCTACTGTTTTGTTTAAGTCTACTCTTGCACCACTTATACTGTCTGAATCAGCATCAGTTGTGGTTGCAACAGGCTTATTTCCCGAGGGCCAAGTTGCCATTTTTTACTTCCTTTTACCGCCTCTTTTGCCGCCTTTAGTTTTCTTTTTCATTTTATGTTTTTTTCCATAGTGCATCTTATTCTCCTTATAATTTAAAATCTTTTTTCCACGCTTGTAAACTCCAATACGCGGCACTTAATGTTTTTTGACCTTTTACTTTGGCTAACACTGCACCCATTCTTGCATTGAAACTTCTGCGTCTTACAGGATTGTTTCGTTTGATAGTCATACCTTTTTGACCAAAGTTAATTTTCTTAACATTGCCTGTAACTCTGTCTTTTACATACACTTTAAACTTTTTAACATCACCTGTCATTGGCTTGTTTAGTTTAACTGTGCGTCCTTTATAGGTTGCCATTATACCATCTTATCTATTACTACTGTGAGTAGTGTTGCTAGAACTCCTGTAAGTATCATCCAAATTCTACCATCAAGTTTGTCAACTTTTTTCTCTAAGTCTTTGATACTGTCGTTCATTTGCTTCATCTGAGTGTCTCTCAAGTTAATTAATTCTGTTTCTAATCTTATAAGACGCTCGTCGTCAGTCATTGAATCTACCTTTGTCTAAATTATTTATGCTACCACAATGTTGCCGTTTGAGTCTGCACTTACGGCAGGGTAACCTATAACTGTTACTGTGGCAGTTGTTGCACTTGCTACTTTGCCCCAAGTATCTAAATTATAGTTTGTAACCTTAGGTGCACTTGTGCTAGTATCTGTAAGTATAACTTGCATGTTTTGTGGAGCAACATAAGTTACACCTTGTACTAATCCATAACTACGCCTAATTGGCAATGCAGTTTCTGTTGCACCAATTGATAAGTTTACTATTGATTCACTTATTGGATCTGTAAAGAAATCACTTTCTATACTTAACAGTTGTGCAGTTGCACTAGCATTTACTACTGTTACTTTTGTTTTTACATATCTTGCAGTTGCTACACCTGGTGTTATTTCTGTGTATGTGCTATCATCTGGTGATGTAAGTAATTTAACTGTTACTGTGCCAATTGCATCTACTGTTATTGCTGGATAAAATGTAACACTTGTGCCAAAATCAAACGCATCTGTTGTATGTACTAAATCAGCAAATCCTGTTGATCCACCTATAGTTGTGCCGTTACCTGTCCATTGTGTCCATGGATTTGTATCACCCCATGTTACACTACTAGTTCCTAACTCTGCCCATGTAAATGTTCTTGTACTTGCTAGTGCCATTTTCTCTCCTTAGAAACTTACATACTTACTGCTTCTATACTTACTAAGTGGTGCGTTGTAAGTAGAGATTGCACTTGGGAATCTATCATTGTTATCTGTGATTACTCTTAGTCTATATTGATGCGGTGATCCATCCATTGCTACACCAACTATAAATGGATAAAAGCCACCAACTTTTTCTACTCCTCCAGGATCAAAACTACCTGCAGGTATCCATACATTGTTTAACGCACTGTATGATTCAAGTATTAATTCTTTAGTTTGATCTGCAATTATATCACTAACAACACAGTTTACCGTAACAATTTGTCTTGCACTGGTTAAACTCCAGTCTCTTGTAACTTTAACTGTAAAGTTATTAATATTTAAATCTGCTGGATCTATACCACTGTTGTTTATTGGTAAACTTGGTTCATTTGGTGTGGCTGGTGGTGCTACTACGCCATCCCAAGTTCCATCTGGATTTGGTGCATAATATTTTGTTTCTGCAAGGTTATCAACATATTTCAATTGATTACTACTACCTTGTATTGTGCTGGTTTCACTAAACACATAGTTTGCTGGCACATGTTCTTGTGCAGTTAAACTAATTGTATAGTCTGCATTTATTTTTATTGTTTTAATTCTGTAATTTGCATCAATGGCAAGTGGATCATAATCAACATTTATAATGTCATTAACTTCTGCTTCGTGTAATTCAGCAGTAGTGTTAAATGCAATATTTTTTCTATCACGCGATTGTGTGAGTATAATATGTGCCAAGTCTGCGGCAATGTGTTTACTAATAATATGATTAAAAGCCATTTCCTTTGATAAACGGCGTCCATTATCTTCTGCAAGATACTGTAGGTCGGGTCCACTGTTTAGTTCTGGATAAATTACTTCATTTGTTTTCCATTCATTAGTTGGATCAACATAAGTTATTTTTACTTGATTAAAATGTTCTCTTGTTCCGTTGCCTTGTATTTTCATACCACCAACAATGTGCTTCATACTGACTTTGTTGTCTGTTGTTCCTGGTATTGCCAATATTGCTGGTGCAGTATTTTGACTATCTGTAGCATTTCCTGTATCTTGTAGTTTAAGTTTGAATCTACCTTGCACATAAGGTATACCACTGCGACAGTTTGCTAGAAATACTTTTACATTGTCTAATAAACTACGCCCTGTGTCTATAACTGCATCACAAGTTAACACCGGTCCGTTAGCACCTGTGTTGTAAGTAACAGTTTGTGCAAATTTTGCTCTACCAGTTGAAAAACTTGGAAAGTGTAGTCTATCGTTTGATAAGCCTCTGCCGTATCTTGGATTACGCAAGTAGTCTGCCAAACAGTCTGCTGGATTGTTAGAGAATGCTAAACCTGTTTCGTTTTCGTATGTGGTTGCATGAGTGTTATCTAAGCCTGCCATGCTTTTTACTTTTTTACCGCGAATAACTGCTGTTACTTTTGGAATACCACTGTATGGATTTGCATCAGCATCATCTTGGCTTTCAATCTTCTTCCATTCAAACCTACAAGCCAAATAAGCAATGCCGCTTAGTTTATGACTGTCGTTCCAACTTGGCACTTGTTTTAACAAATCACTTGCAGTTTGATTGTCTGCTCCTGTTTTTATATCAAATTCAAAACGCCCATTAAATCTTTTATCTGTGCTAATTACATCATTGATGTATATGTCTTGCACTCTTTCAATTTCGCCTTCACTTAACACTAATGCCATATACAAGTATTTGTTTCTAGCACCGTCAGTTGCTAAGAATACAATTTTACCACCAACTTTTCTTGTGCCATATACTACTGGTATACTTTCAAGCATACCTGTTTTGTTTAGTTGTATACCATCATTTTCTGCTTGTGCATTTTGTGTAACATTGTAATCTGGCGTATCAAACATTCCGCCAAGTAAGTCTGGTGCTATCAACTGCACTGCTAAACCAACTGCGGCACCAATTGCCGCTGCAGTTAAAACACTAAACGCAACTACACCTGCTGCGGCCGCTGCCGCACCTGCGGCTGCAAACGCTAATGGTATAATAAGAGGACCAGCGTGTGCCGGACTAGTGTATATTATAGTGCTTAATAGTGTTAGAAGTAATAATGTTAGTTTTTTCACTGTGCTAATACCTTATACCCGTCTGTGCCAAGTTTGTCAAATCCAAGACCTTTTAACACAATGCCAAACTTACCGTTGTATTGTCCGCCGTCAGCAATATTTATATCTACTGCTTTCATATCAGTTGCCCAATCTGTTTGCAGTTGGATCATGTCACCAAACATACCATTTTTTCTGTGACCTGGATCAATGTAATTGTATGCAACACTGCATCTTACTACAGGTGATACATGTAATGGACATAAGAATGCTATGCTATAACCAACTATGTTGTTACAACAATCTTCGCACTCTGCTACTAACACATTCACCATTGGCGATATTACAAAACTTTTAATTTGATCAAAACAATAATTATAATCAAACTGTGTATGGGCACTTGACCAATGTTCTTTATGATATATTTCACTTAGTCTTGTTAAGTGTCTTAAATCGTGTTCTGTTGCACTTCTTATCATTGTGATGGTTTGCCCCACAGTATGTCATTTATTGTTAAGCCGCTAAAATTAAAACCGTTATCACTTGGGAAAAAACCTTTTTGACTTGTTTCGTTTGTGCGTCTTCCATTTGTTTTTTCAAACTCATAAAACACACTTGCACTACTCACTATAATTGTTGATGTTTCGCCTGTTTCGTTTATGCTGAATGTTTGTATTTCACCATCAAACATCATTACAGGATTATCAATAATTGCCAGTTGATCATTTAAGAACACTCTGTATATTACAACTCGTTTATCTACATAAGGATTGTTTAAAAATAAATCTGTAAATGTGTTACTTGTGCCACTTAAACTTATATTGATTTGATTTACTTTTGCTTCACCAGTTTCTTGAACAAGATCAAAACTTAACAGTTTACCATTAGATGCATAACTGCCATCAACTCCGCCTGTGGGTGTTGTAGCAACAAGTCCAACTTGTGCATTTGTTAATTTTTGTATTGGATCAAAATGTAGTTCAACTAAGTCTGCAAACGCTAAGGCGTTTTTTGCTAGTTCAGTTTTAATTGCACTGGGTAAATCTCTTGGCATTAGATTGCCTCACGAAAGTCTAATTCATATTGCACTAAGTTTGCAAGTCCTGTGCTAAACTCTTGCACTGGATTTTCTAAGAATACAGTAAACACTACATCTTTGTAGTCTAAGTCTTTGTCTGCGGCTACAGCATTAAGCAATCCTGGTTCTATATTCATTGTAGCAGTTCCACTGCTAAAATTTACATCAGCAGTTACCATATAAACTTTTGTAAATCCTTCAAATCTTACAAAATCACCTGCCTTAAGTGCACCTGTTAGATTTGCAACTGATCCTACACTACTCTTTAAATTAATTGAAGTTGCTCCAACACTTGCACCACTGGCAATTTCAACTAATTGGGTTGTAAGTGCGCCAGTTGTTGTGCTAAATTCTGGTATAAGCACTTCAAAATCTATAAGTGCACCTCTTTGTTTTGCTATGTGTGCCGCTATTGGTCCATACTGTGCTCTTGTCATTGGCGGATATGTAGCAGTAAAACTAAAATACTGTGCTTGTTGTGTTTTAACTTGCTTTCTACCACTTGTGCTTACAGTAACAAGATTTGGTTGGTTGTTTTTCATATTAACGCTTTGAAACGCCGGGCTTGTTGGTAATTGGTCTGGCATTATACCATACTCCTCTGTCCGTTCTGTTGTGTTGCTTCACGAATAATGTTTGTAATTGTGCCTCTGCGTGAAGTAAGTAACTCATCCATACCTTGTGCATCTACTGTATTAATGTTGAAGTTAACATTTACAGGACCTCCGCCGCCACCCATATTTCTGTTTGGTATAATTGTTCCTGTTTGATTGGGCACAAACGCTTCCACCCCCGCTTCTCCAACCTGGTATGGTTGGCCTTTTTGAACAAGTCCACCTGTTTTTCTACCTTGATAAGTTTGACTTGATATTGCCGCTATTTGAACTGCACCAGCGGCTATAACTAAACCTGCTAACAATGGACCAAATACACCACCTTGTGACAGTGCCTTAGTAGCACCAGCGGCCGTGTTCATAATTGCCATTGCAATGTTTAGTGCCTTGGCTGCTTGGAAAGCCGCCTTGTTTTGTTTACCAAGTTCACCTAACACACTTCTACCGGCATCCATAGCAAACTGCACTTTTTGATCTTCAGTTAGTTTTGCTAGTTCTAAGTTTTGGAACTGTCCACTTTTGAATATGTCTACTTGTGCGTTTACTTCTCTTTTACTAATATCAGCCAACTTCTTTTGATGTCTTGTTTCAAGTTGTTCTTTTATCCTATGGTAGTTAACATCTAATAGTTCTTTACCTTTGTAGTATTCATCAAGCGTTGCAAGTTGTTTGTTGAAACTGGCTTGCTCTGCCTCTTCTTCACTAAACAAACTTTCTTGTAGATTAATAAATTTTGCCTTTAGTGCATCTGCAGCCTTTTGTGCTGCTTTTACTTCTTTTGGATCAGCCTGCAGTAACTTTTGCATTGGTGCTTTTTGTTTATCTGCTTCAAGTTTGGCCTGATCTGCAGCTCTTTGTGCATTTCTTTGTTCTATAAGTGCGGAAATAACTTTTCTTACTTGTATTTCATACTTGCCCATAGTGCCGTTTATTTTGCCTATGTCAGCATCTACACCTTTGAATGTTATTCCTAATTCTGCTAAACCTTCTTCCATTTCGTGATTTGGAAGACTTCTGTTCATTATCTTAAAGCGCCTTTCAAGTGCCTTAATCTCTTTTTGTATGTCGTTTGCTTCTTTTCTAAAATTGGCTGCTGCGCCTTTCATACCAATGGCTTCAGCGGCATCTGCCATTATGCCTTTACCTCTTGCAACTAAGTCAAACATAAAGTTAAATATTTTTACAACTTCTTTAACAATACCACCGATAACAACAACAATTAATTTACCTTTTATACCAAGTGCCAAAAACCCAAGTATACCAAGTGTCTTTATGTATGTTGGCAACCCTTCTGCGTAGGAAACAATATGTTCTATACTTTTACCAACAAAGTCAAATGCTGGTTTCATACCATCAATAACTTTTGCACCAAATAATAATACATCAAATGTTGCTTGAACTATTGCTTCACCAATTTTTTCTGCAGCCTTTTCCATATCGCCAAAGTTTGCTTCAAGTTGTTTATTCACCAATGTAACTGCGGCTTTTAACATTTCAAAAGGACCTGCATCCATTACTGACTCTTTGAACTTGTCAAACTTGTCAGATATCATTGATATTTGTCCATCAAAACTCGTTGCCATATCTGCACTTGCACCTGCTATAGCAGTAGTGCCATCTCTAAATGCATTTATGATTAAATCACGACTTTGTTTAGCACTGTATTGAACTCCTTCTTGGAATCCTAACATTGCTTTTACACCTCTATCACGGAATAAGTCAGCGGCGCCTATACCTGCACTAAATGTTCTTTGTAATTGTAGTGCTACATCTTGGAAATTAAGTCCACTTGCCGCGGCAATGTCACCTGTTATTGCCAACAGTTCATTTAGTTCATCAGTGCTTTTTGCTACTGCTAATAAACTTGGAGCGGCTCTTTGTATTTCTTGTAATTGGAAAGGCACACCACCGGCAAAATCTTTTAAGATCTCCATTGCCTTGGCTGCTTCAGCAGTGCTACCTGTTAGTGCTGATAATTGAAACTTTAAGTTTTCAATACTTCTTGCAGTATTTAAAAAACCTTTTGCAAGTTGGAAGCCTCCAAATGCCGCTACTGCAGCACCTATAGTGCCAGTAAGGTTACCAAACCCCCCTTGCATCCTCTTGATACCTCTGTCAAATTCTCTGGTATCAAGTGTTACTTTAACGGTTTGTTCCATGACGCTTGGCCTCCTCTGCTTCTAATTTAAAATGTGCAAGCCAAATGTAAACTTCTGCTTTGCTCATGTTGCCTATTTCGTCTAGGCTTTTGCTTAGTTTTTGACCCAGAAAACACATAATGCGTAGATCTGAGTCTTGCTTTAGTTTTTTATTGTGTCATCTAGGTCGTAGTCATCATCAACTTTATTTAACTCTGTTGCAATCTTCACTAATACATTAGGGTCAACTTGGTTTAGCAAAACTGCTCTTTCTGCCGGTTGAAACAGTTTTTTACCTGTTTGATCTAATGCTTTAACAATTATTGTTTCTACTAGTGCTTCTACAACTTTACCTTGTTGGTGTAATTGCATAATTGCACTTTGGTCTTTAAATGCACTTTTTTCTTTGTAGTAGATTGTGCTATCCCACTCTTCTACATATAATTCTTTCATAGCACTTTCTGTGTTTTTAAAGTGCTCTACTGCTTTTGATAATACTGTGGTTGTGTTCGTGTTCATCTAATTTTGTTCCTTGCTTTTAATCGCTCAAATGTAGGCTTTGTCATACCTCTTGGAGCCTGTTTGCTATGACCCTTATCTAAAAATACAATGTAAGGGACGGCATTGTTTATTATATAACCAAAGCGTCGTTTGAGTAATCTCCAATTACGCTTTGCTTTACCTGTGTCAACAGGAGTTAAGTCTTTAACACTGCGAAAAATGTCATTGGCAAGCAATCTAGACTGCTTTTCTTCAAGCCTTTTTAATTTAGGCCCAATAGTGCCAATGACATTGATCTTTAACACTGTTAAGACTTTGCACCAAACACAAGATTGCCTGTGCCTTGGAAGGTAAAACTTCCAGTAACTACGCCATCAAATGCACCTGTAATACTGTAGCCAGTGATAATAATATTAGCACTAATTTCAGTTTCACCTGTGTTATCACTTGCTGGAAATAGCAATAATGCTGCTGTAGCACTAGTGTCAGCAGCCATATCAAACTGTGCGATAGTTTGGTGTTGTGCTGATGCTTCTGGTCCTTCTAATACAAAGTCCCCACTGCCGCTAAAGCCGTGTAATGTTTTTAAGAATATTCTTGCATTGCTATCCATATTAGAAGCCTCTGCTGTATCCTGTGTTGTGTCTAGTGTGTAACTAGTTAAAGCCGCTACTGCAACTCCACCTATTTTAATTAGACCGTCGTGTCCTCTAATCGCTGCCATTGTTGTTCTCCTCTAAGATAATTGGCTCTTCTACAGGAATAACATCTGGCTCAACCGTCATCTTTAACTTAGGTTTGTGTTTTGGTTTTTCAACCTCTGCACTTACCTCTGTCCATCCTGTGTTTAGTAAATGTTGGATTTGTTCTTGCTCACTGTTGTGCAAGTTATAAGTTTTTTTTCCGTTAGTTAAAAGCATTATGCTCCTCCTCTAGTGTAGATATATTCAACCTCAAAAGTAAGTGTGATTAAACCAAATCTTGTATCAATGGCTTCATCTACTGCTAACTCAGTTAGTCTTGTATCTAGTGCATTGCCACCGCGTGAGCGATCCACTTCAAGGACTTCTTCAACCCTCTCTGCAATATCATTACGCTGCCGATCAATGTCTGTGCCAGTAACATAACAATCGCAAATAACATTAAAAATGCTCCTACGCTCGCCACTGCTACTTTGCATGGTAAATTCAGTCCTGGTTTCGTCGCCGCTTTTAACAACAACTGCTGGAAATTGTGCTCTAGCCAGTTTTTCAACTTCAATTACCTCTCTAGTTACAAATACCGGTTTTGGGTCATTGCTGTCAGTGAGCAGTTCAACAATATTGTTTGTAATATTATTGCGTTTACTCATCTAACTAACCTTTGTGATGGTTGTAATTCTCGTTCACTTTCATCATAAGTTCCGTCATCATTCCAATCATAAAACAATTCACGCTTTGCTAGATCAAATTCATCATAAAAGTTTTTTGAATAGTAATCAATTTGTGTTTGAAAACTATCACCTTCAACTGCCCACTGTGTTAACTGTGGAAGGATGTATTTGAATAAGCAATAGTAAACCGCACTACGAGTGAGTTGACTTTCTTTCACTTTGCTTGGTTCATAATCACCACTGCTTACTCGCAGTGTTGGAAACCACTCAATGCGTAGGAGCCTGTGAATATCTGATTCTGTTTTAGAGATCATATCAGAAAAATCCTGGATCCCATAATTATGTAGATCTGGGAAGTATTCAACAATATTATCTTCTGTGAATATAGCCATTCTGTTCTCCTTTAAAAGGGGTGTAGCATTACACTACACCCTAAACTTAGTATGAATTATGATGCGTCAACAATTAGAACTGAACGAGCTGCGTCAACTAATATAGCACCTTGTGCCATACTGCTACTACATCAAAACCAACTGCTTCTGGACGACGAGCAACTTCAACATTTACTCCACCTTGTGCAGCCATTCTCATTGAATCTTGCGAGAAGATTGCCATTGCTGGGTTAAGTGTTGTACCTAATACAGTGTTGTTTAAGTATGAACTTACATAACACTCAACGCCTGCAATGTTTCCGAAGAAACCATTACGCATTGCTGTGTTCTGGAATTCACCACCTGCAAAAGCGTTTGAACCAATTGCACTTAATAGGTTTGCATATTGGTTAGTTGATACGATACCGTATAACTTTCCACCTTCACCTGCGCCACGGATTGCTCCTACGGCTGTAAAAATGTCTGATAATGCAATAGCCTGTGGTGCTGCACCAGCAATCTCTTGCCTGTTCATGTCAACCATTTTACTTGTGATTTCTTTATCTACTGCTGTTGCAATAGCGTTACCCATGATACGACCCATGTCGTTAACATCAATTCCACCTAAGTCTCTTAACACTGTACGAGCAGCGTGTAGGCTTAAGTTAATTGTTTTCTTTGTATCAGTTGGTAATACAGTTTCAAAATCCTGTGGATTTCCAGAACCGCCTGCGCCTTCACTTGTGAGTGTTGTTGCTGTTACACTGCCCATTAATGGAACTTGTGCTGATGCACTACCTGATGGTACTTCAATCTTTGGTACGATTGCACCTGGTAGGTATAATGAATTTTCGTGGGCTGCATATACTGTTGCTGCCTTTACAGGGACCACCATTGCGTCTAAGTTTAGACCTGATCCATATTCTGCGTTTGCCATGTGATATTCTCCTTTTGGCTAAGTTATAGTTGGCCAAGCCTTTTTGCTTCGCCATAAATTTTTCTATGATCTGGATTATTCATATCCAAATCTGTCAATGCCAACTTTGCACTTTTTTGTGGTGCTAAGTTACTTTGACTTCCTACGCCGCCTGGAGTTGCAGCCTTAAAATGTGGATTTGCATCAATAAAATCATTTACCAATGAGTCCACTGTGTATGGGTCACCTGAGTCAGTGTATTTAGGTTGTCCGCTACCATCTGTAATTTCTACACCACCATCTTCGCCTAAACGAATTTGGTTTTTAAGCAAACTTACAACCTGATCTGCATTAATGGCTCCGCTTTTGTTAGCGGCACTTAATAATGCGCCATCTACCTTTACGCTTGTGAGTTCTGAGCGTAACTGTTCAATGGCTGAGTCCTTTTTAGATACTGTTTCTTTTAGTACAGTTTCAAACTCGCCTCTTGCTTTTTGAGCCTCCAATTTCTTTGCTTCTTGTTCCGCAGTAAGTTGGCGATAATGATCAACATCAACACCTTTATACTTGTTTTCAAGAGCCCGTCTTTGCTTTGCTAGACGATCTTCAATAACTTTGTCCAATTGTTCTTGTGAGAACATTTTACTCTGTTCTTGATTTACCTGATTTTCAACTTCTGTTGCGGCTTCAGTTGCCTCTTCCACATTAACTGTGTCGTTCATAAGATATTACTCCCTGTGCATTTATTTATGCTTTGTAAAAACATCACAACTGGTATACTTTGACCCTTTGCGATAACCTTCTTTATACAGTGTCTCCACTATAATTGGATTGGTGTCAAATTCAAAACACAGTGTTGGCACTTTCATTAATTCTAATGGCTTGTTCCAAAACAAGTGTTCTATTTCTTTAAGACCAAATCTTACACTGTCATAAGCAGTGTAATCTATATTAGTAAGATCAATTGTGTGTCTTACTGAAACTTTATCTCCGTAACCCCAGTCTTTAAGATTACGCTTTACTATTTGAGCTTGAAAGTATTCAAACTCTATTACATCAACTAGACTGTGCCTAGCACAAAATTCTCTAGCACTGACGCCATAACTGCTACAAATATCAAGTGCCCTATAACCTTTCATTTTGTTATACAGTCTTGGTGCTCTTAAATGATTACTGCCAAAATGCCACAATATACGACTTGGTATAAGTCCTTTTGTACTCATCTTACCATCTAGTACCCACCATAATTCATCTGGATAAGGCGAACCTATTCTCTTAGCAACCCAAGTGTCGTGCTCTTCGCGATTTTGTAGTTCCTTCCAGAATTCAGTATCTGCTTCGCAATAAAGATTATGTTCACCCATCATCGCCTTCATGTGTGAAGCCTTGTTCGCCAAGTGCAATGTGTTCTGCTTCTGTGGCCGCAGTTACTCTTTCACCTTCTGGCGAAATCATTATGTGTGGTTCAAATCCACTAATGTTTTCTAATAATTCGCCTAGTTCATCAGCATCTTCGACTAGTGCTCTTGCAATACCTGCCTGCACAACTTTTGCTAGTTCTGGATTGCTTACGCCAATCTCCATTGCTAGTTTTAAGTTCATTAAGTCTTGTGTCCTGTCTCTTGTATCAAAACTGTTAGGATATACAACTTCACCATCCCACGCAGTGCCTTCCCATAAACACCATAGTCTCCAAATTTGCTCCTCTGCTAGGGATAAATTACCTGCTTTGTCAGCCAACAAACTGTTGAGTGCTTTTTGCTCAATCATCATTGCTACGCCACTTCGTGCAGTCTTTTGTCCACTTACACTATCCAAGTGTGTCATTTTTTCAATGGCTACAACTTTTCTATCAATAGTGTCTAACAGTGTGCTAATGTTCTGGCCCGATGGTGTCAGTAAGTATGGCTTTAATCCGCTATCCAAATTTTCATCCATTGTAACAATAGCACCAGCACCTGCACTTGCTTCTGTGCTTTGTGTCTTAACCAATGTTGGGTGGTTACTAAGTTTAATTAACTGGTTGATTTCTGAATAGTCGGTGTATATACTTCTGTTTAAGTCAGCCACATCAGCAATATCGCTAACGCCCACATTATGTTTCCATGTGCGGTTATTGTATAGTACAACAACTGGTATTTCTCCAATTGTGTTTGGTGTTTCTGTAATTACACTTACAACTTTTGAGTCTTTAAGTGCTCTTAGTCGCATTGTGTTTTCTCTTGTGTATACAATAAAGTCTGTATACTCTTCAGTATTATTTTCAATTGCTTTTAAGTATGTCATTACCATGTGTCCGTTGGCTTGTCTTTGATACTGCCAATCAACAACATTTTCTGGTGATAACAAACTTATGTAAGGTCGTATGCCTTGTCCTAATTCTTCTGCTCTTGTTTGTGCATTTGATTCTGGCTTGTCTACTGCAATGAATACACATCCGTATACACTTGCCCACTTGCCTGCTTCACGCATAAACATACCAAAACTTCTGCCATCTAAATCAGCATCACCTAAGAAGGCTTCCAGGTTTGGATTGTTTTCTATATTGCCATATTCACGCTCAATGTTACTACCGTATATAAAACTTGAGTATGAATCAATAGTTCTTCTACAATGGTTCTCTAAGGGTGTTTCTCTTATTCTTTGACTGTATTCGTTGCTTGTTTCCAACACATATGGGAACAAATACTCACCATTTAAGTATTCTGTGCCACCAGCATAACTGTCTGCGTAAAAGCGATAACGCTCAATATTCGCTGCGTAGTCGGGGTGGACTTCTTTAAGTTGGTCTTTACTAAACATTTGTTTTCCTCACTATTATTTATACTACCCAAATCTACGCATGGGCGGTGCATTTATAGCCCATCGTGCTGGTTCGACCCGCGGTGGTTGTATCTTTGTTATAGGATATAGATACTCAACCATGTATCCAAGTGCATCTGGCATATGATCCAATCCACTATTTTTATCTTGTTCATTACTACCTTCACGGTAAGATAGTTTTGTTAAACAATTTTGTAAACTTTTACATTGTGGTGCAATCTTTATCTTGCCACTACTAAACGCACTGTTTACACTGTTAATTCTGTCCTTTACAGGAGGGTGTGCTCGTCTTACATGCACATTGAATCCTGCATTTGATAATATTTTGTGATCCGTTGTTATGCTTGATGTTTTTCTGGCACTACCTGCAGGATCTGGAAACACATGTATTCTTGCATTAGGATAACGCTTACGAATTTCATCTACCATTTCAAATGTGTTTGAATTACGCATTTCAATTTCATCAAATATGTGCAAGCCACTTTTGTCTTGTCGTGCAATTACAGCACTGCCTGGGTCCACATTGAAATCCATTCCTATGCATATTTCTTTTGGTGTTTCTTCAGCAAATCTTGCCACATGTTCGTCACTAAAAGCGTAGTATACTAAACCTACATAATCTACCCAGTCTGCTAGGAATTCACTTTTAAATGTTCTTTCATCCATATCTCTTCTAGCATCTTCTATTTCTTGTGCAGTTACTTGTCCACCATCTAGTGTGGTAAACTTGTATGCACTCCAATTGTCTGTGTTTTTGCCATGTATAAACATATCGTAAAAGTGATTTTTACCTTTTGGCGAGCCAATCCACATAGCATGTCCGCCTTTGTCGGCCATAGCAGGACGCATTA